GATAGTGAAGCAGCAATTGAATCTATCAAAGGAAACATGACGGAGATTATGACATCATTAGGATTAGATCTTAAAGATGATTCATTACAAGATACACCTGAGAGAGTGGCACAAATGTTTGTAAATGAAATTTTTTGGGGTCTTGATTATGATAGATTTCCAAAATGTACAAAAATTGAAAATAAGATGAACTATAAAGGTTCATTTGTATTAGAGAGAAATATCAATGTTCAATCCTATTGCGAGCATCACTTTATTGTTATTGATGGTGTTGCTAGCGTCGCTTATCTCCCAAATAAATACGTTTTAGGGTTATCTAAATTAAATCGTATTGTTCAGTTCTTTTCAAAGCGTCCTCAAGTTCAGGAAAGACTCACCGAACAAGTTAGAGCAGCAATTGCGTTTGTTGCTGAAACAGAAGATGTAGCAGTTCAAATTGATGGTGCCCATTTCTGTGTTAAATCACGAGGCATTCAGGATCTCAGATCTACAACTGCAACATTCGCTGCTTCAGGCGTTTTTTCAGAAGGGCCACAACGCCAAGAGTTCCTAGCAGGATGTCGTTCTTTAATGAGTTAATATGACATATATTTCACATGAAATTCCCAGATGTTTAATAGATGAACATCAAGATTTTATTAGCGATTATCAATTTGTATTACTTCATAAAATTTTAGAAGATAAAAATTATGCAGAGCTGGTTTGTGCCTTTGCAGGTTGTGGAGAATTTACATATCTTGATAATAGTTGTTTTGAATTAGGAGAATCATTAGATAATGAAATTCTTTATGAATGGTTTACAAGGTTAGAACCAAACTATATTGTTTTACCAGATGTTCTTGGAGATAAAAAAAGAACATTGGAAAGGTCTCTTGAATTTGTTAATGATTACCCTGATACTATCATTCATGGCATGCCAGTTATTCAAGGTGCTTCACCAGATGAAATGATTGAATGTTATAAAGAATTTATCCATTTCGGACCTCTAGGTTATAAAAACCTCATGGAAGGTGGATTTCCTATAATTGGTATTCCATTTGTATATTCTTGGGTCGATAAGGATCCGACTCTTCAAGCAAATGAAAGAATTAAATTACTTGAAAAAATGGATAAGGAATGTATTAATAAAAGTTTAAAACATCATTTATTGGGAACCTGGCAAGCAAGAGAGTTTGCGCATTATAGGAATTATGACTGGATTCATAGTATAGATACTTCTAATCCGGTGATGTCAGCATTAGATGGTACCCCTTATGCAGGTATTCATGGATTGACACAAAAACCGAAATCAACATTTGATTCCGTTTATGATATGAAAGAAGAAGATATTAATTTAGATCTTTTATATTATAATGTTGATACTTTCAGAGAAATTGTTACAGGAATTGGTTTTAACGCCGAAAGACGTTCTGCTAAATTTCCCGAAAGAAAATATCCAAAGAATTTGAATTATTACAAATATTCTACATATTCAGGAACACATGGCTAATAAAATAGACCCTGAACATTATCAAAGTAATACTAACTTAGAGGCAATTGATGTTATAGAAGCGTTTGATTTAAATTTTCATCGTGGAAATATTGTTAAGTATGTATTACGAGCTGGTAAGAAAACGGAAAAGGGTTATGAAAATAAACAAAAGCAGCTTGAAGATTTAAATAAAGCTAAATGGTATCTATCACGATTGATAGAAGTTGTTGAGAAAAGTAAATGACAGATTTAGAAGAAACAAGAAAAAAACTTCCATATCATTTTGATAATGTTGCAGTAATTTTATCTGGTGGTATGGATAGTTCTATTGTTACAATGATGCTTGTTAATCAATATGGTCCAGAAAAAGTATTTGCATTAACTTTTAATTATGGACAAAAACAAGCTGAAGAATGTAATAAAGCTAAAGAATTATGTCGTGAATTAGGAATCGCTCATAAACAATTGGATATTGGTTATTTCGGAACGTTGGTTCAACCTATTAGTGCAAATATATCAGGATCAGATGTTGAAATGCCCACTATTAAGGATGTATTAGGAGACCCACAACCTCCAACATATGTTCCATTTAGAAATATGATGTTACTTAGTAATGCATGTGCTTTTGCAGAAGTGGTAAAAGCAGAATATATTTTTTGTGGATTACAAGTTCATGATGAGTATGGTTATTGGGATACTAGTCAAGCTTTTGTAGATGCTCTTAATAATGTGGCAGCTTTAAATAGAACATTTAAAACCAAAATTGTGGCACCTTTTTCTCAATTAAGTAAAACAGAAGAACTTAAGATTTGTAAAGAATTAGGGAATTTTGATTTATTAAAACATACTTTAACTTGTTATGATCCCGATGTAGAAGGAAAAAGCTGTGGCACATGTCCTTCATGTAGTGAACGAATTAAAGCATTTATGAATATAGGAGAACCGGATCCTATACAATATCAAAAGGAGATAAACTGGAATGTGTAGTATTTCTGCAAGTAAAGATAAAAAGCAATTACTAAAATTAGTTGACCTAAATAGATATCGGGGAGAAGAATCTCATTCGGTTTCTCAATTTTTATATACCGAATCAAAAGCTTTTGATGGCTTATATCTTAAATCTCAAACAAAATCTTATGGACCTTTAGATTTAGATTTATTAGATGGAAATTGGGATTATTGTGTAGTACATCAACAAGCACCAACATCAAAAGAAGTTAATAATACTGATTTGGCAACAGGTAGATTTATCCATCCAGCTAAAAAAGATAAATCATTTTTGTGGCATAATGGTATTATTAAAGAAGGAAAATTTGAAGGTGATTGGGATACGGAATGGTTATTTGATCAAGCATTAAATGAAGATCTAAATGAAGTAGATGGAACTTTTGCTTGCATGCTATATCATGAAAATCAAATATATGTTTTTCGTAATGAAATTAGTCCTTTATTTAAATCTGATTCTACTTTTTCATCAACTATATTTCCTGGAGCATCTACTGTAACTCCTAATGTTTATTGGAAATTAGATTATAATTCTGATGTTCTTGAACAAGGGTTTAAATTTAAAACAAAAGAAAACCCTTATTATTTCGGAGAATAATGTTTATACATCCCGTGAATGCTTCTACTGAAGTAACTAATATTGATAAAATAATGATTCAACCTAATACTATTGATTTACGAATCGATAAGGTTTATCGGATTGGTGCCGGGCCGATGCATATGGATGAAGATAAAAAAGAACCTAGAAAATCAATAGAACAAAAGGTTGATGAAGATGGTAATTATGTTTTAGATCATGGTGTATGTTATGAAATTCAGTCTAATCAACATGTAGATATAGCAGAAGGTGAAATTGCAATTCTTCTCGGTAGGAGTACTTTTAATAGGAACGGAGTTTTAATTATTAGTTCAATATATGATTCAGGATTTAAAGATTATGCAGGTGCGACTTTGTATAATATTGGTGGTGAAACTACAGTGAAACCTAATACTCGGTTTGCTCATTTAGTTATAGCTAAGGCAGAAACACTTCACAAATATGATGGGGATTATGGCGAAAAAGATTGATATTGATAAGAAAAATATGATTAAGATGTTATCTCCTGAAACATTTAATATAGATGTCAAAAATCTAGCAGATAAAATGCCTTTAATGGATGCTATATTACATTATTGTGAACAAAATAAATTAGAGTATGAAACAGCTGCTTCTTTAATTTCAACAGATCTTAAAAGAGTGCTGAGAAAGGAAGCGGAAGATTTAAATTTTATTCAAACAACTTCTAAATTACCAATATGAGAGACAACAAATGTTCCAAAGAATTAGAAAAAGTTGGGAAAATATTTGGTTACCAAAATTACAAGATGGCAAAACTAAAGTCGATATAGAGAGAGAAAAACAATATGAAATAAAATGGGTATGGTATCATACAGTTCTTGCGGTTGAATTAGCTATAACCAATGTAATCTTACTTTATATTGCAATTATATTATGAATGAATTTGAATGTTATAGTACTTACACGGCTTTAAAGTTACATTTTACATCTGATTATGATTATTTCAAATACAATGGAAAGTGTAATGTAACTGTATCATCTTTTAATAAAAGAAGAGAGAAATTTTTTTTTAAAAAATTATCTCGAGAATATAATAGTGAAGAATTAGTAGATTTTTTAGTATCTAATTTTTCAAGTAATATAAATATGTGGATAGGTGATGCATTTGGTGAAAGGTGTGTATCAACTTATCGAGAATGGAAAAAACGTATTGAGAGTTTACAATACAACTTCCGTTCCGATTGTACAAGTATCATGGATAACAGTTCAGAAAATTTCGACAGTTTGTTTGAAATAGTTGATGGACAACATCCACCAATATTTCGTTATGTTTTAGCGAAAAAAATAAATATTGAAACATTTATTATATTGGATGATATCTTGAATTTCATACCAAGATTTAATGAAGAGTTGCAGGATACAATAGTGTGGCCGGACTACTTCAAAATGTGTATGAAATATAAACCTTTCTTTAACCATGATCTTAATAATAGTAAAGATACTTTGAAAAAAGTACTTGAAATTCAATAAGATTTAGGTTATAATAATAGTTATATTATGACAGCGTGGATATAACGAAAAAATCGAAACAAAGCAGATACAAGGAGAAATATGTCGTTTGCAGATATGAAAAAGAAAAGAGGTTCCTCATTAAGCCGCCTCTCCGAAGAGCTTAATAAAATTAACAGTCCCCAAATTGGAGT